CGCCATGATCGATGGGCCGACGCCGCTGCATCTCATCGAGAAGCCCACCCAGGGCACCGGCGCGACCCTGGTGGTCGATGCGATCTGCCTCATCGTGACCGGCAGCCGCGCAAGCGTCATGACCGAGGGCAGCGATGACGAGGAATGGCGTAAGCGGCTCACCGCAAAGCTCCGCCAGATCCCATCGATTGTGCTCATCGACAATCTTCGACGGCCGCTTGACTCCTCCGCGCTCGCCGCAGCGCTCACCGCCCCGTTCTGGGAAGACCGCGTGCTCGGCATCTCGGAAACGACGCGGCTGCCGATCCGCTGTATCTGGATCGCGACCGGCAACAACCCGGAATTCTCCGGCGAGATGTCGCGCCGCCTCGCACGCGTCCGCCTCGATGCTCGCACCGATCAACCCTGGCGACGCGGCGGCTTCCGCCATCCCAATCTCATGCTGTGGGTACAGGCCAATCGAGCGCGCCTCGTCTCTGCCTGCCTGATGCTGTGCCGCGCCTGGATCGCGGCCGGCAAACCAAGGAGCACCAGGACCATCGGCAGCTTCGAGGATTGGTCCGCAGTCATGGGCGGCGTACTCGAGGTAATCGGGGTCCCGGGCTTCCTCTCCAACATCGACGAGATGCTCGACGCGTCCGACGGCGAGGGCGCGGTCTGGCGCGTCTTTGTCGGGCAATGGTGGGACCGCTTTGGCACCGCCCAGGTCGGTACGACGGATCTCTACGAGCTTGCGCTTGTCTGTGAACCGCCGCTGCCGCTCGGCACGGGAGGCGATCGTTCTCAACGAACCCGGCTTGGCAAGGCACTCGGCCGCATGCGCGACCGTGTTTTCGAAGTCGGCGGACTCGAGGTTCGCATCCAAGCGATCGGAGTTTCCCATCAAGCCCGCCGCTGGCAGCTCGTCCTCCAAGCACAAGGCGGGGAACGTGGGGAACGTTTTTTGCACTCAGCCGAGATCAAAAAAGGGGAACGTCAGGGCGATCTTGGACAACGTTCCCCTCAACGTTCCCCGGTCTATCCCATTGATCCTGAAGAGGTTGGGGAAGGTGGGGAACGTGGGGAACGTTTTTCCAACCCTTACGCACGCACGCGCGTACACAATAATAAAAAAGAGCAAACACGTTCCCCACGTTCGTCACGTTCCCAGAACGACGTGGTTTCAAATACTTACGCCGGGGAACGTTGCGGGGAACGTCATAATACACGTTCCCCACGTTCCCCAGCGATCGATCAGCCGCCCGATTGGCTGATGGAGGTGCCGTGATGGTGGCCTCCAAAGATCCGAGCAGGCGTTCCCGCCCCCGCCGCGAGCGCTGCCGACCTTCCAACAGATCTCGCGGGCGACGACGGCCAGCTCCGCCAAGAACCAAGCCGTCGCCGCCCTGACCACAACAATCCCTGACAGGAGAGACCATCATGGCTTCGACGACTCTGGCTGTTGCCGTTACAGATGCAAGCCCGCTGTTGCACCCAGCTCGCGTTCAAGCTTGCAGCCCAAACGCGACCCTTGCGCTCGATCTCGGCACCAGCACGGGCTTCGCTGTCCAGCTCGCCGGCGGAAAAATTGAAAGCGGCACCGTCTCGTTTCGCCCGAGCCGCTATGACGGCGGCGGCATGCGTTATCTGCGCTTTCGCGGTTGGCTAGACAGCATTGCGGGTGATGCAGCGGGAATTGGAGCCGTGCATTACGAAGAGGTGAGGCGGCACCTCGGGACCGATTCGGCGCATGTCCATGGCGGCATGCTTGGAACCCTGAGCGCCTGGTGCGAGCAGCACAGCGTTCCGTACCAAGGCGTGCCGGTTGCCACGATCAAGCGATTCATCGCCGGCAAGGGCAACGCCGACAAGCAGGCGGTGATCGACGCCGTGCGCGCCCGTGGTTTCTGCCCTGCCGACGACAACGAAGCGGATGCCATCGCCATCCTGCTGTGGGCCATCGACACGCATGGAGGGGTGCGATGACGCGGCAGCGGCTTCCAGATCGTCGACCGGCTGAAACTTTCGATCTCGAGTACGACGGCCAGCGGTTCACGGTGACAGTCGGCTTCTACTGGGACGAGCGGCCAGGCGAGGTTTTTACGCATGGGATTCGAACCGGATCAAATCTCGATGCGCTCTTGGCCGATGCTTGTGTCCTCGTCTCTTGTCTGATTCAGCACGGCATTGAGCCGACCGAACTGGCAAGAAGCATGGGCCGGCTCGGCAATGCCGACCCCGCCTCGATCATCGGCGCCGTCATCGATCTTCTCGCTCGCGCAAGTCCTTCCCGCCAAGCCAACCCTCAGGGGGTGTGCTCATGAAAAGCCGCTCTTTGCTCCGGAGTGCCGCGGCCGCCATCAGCCAACGGCGGTCGGTTTACGGCGACCCGGCCGCCAGCATGGCGGCGTTGGCAAAACGTTGGTCCGTCACGCTTGGCCATCCAGTGACGCCCGCGCAGGTCGTGCTGTGTCTCATCGACCTAAAACTCACGCGGCTCTGCCACGATCCGCGGCATCGCGACTCCGCGGTGGATCTTGCGGCATACGCCGCGCTGTTGCGGGAGGTCGTGCGGTGAGGTGGGCGCCCAAGGGATGCGGCGGTGAACGCCCTTCGCCCGAGCACGTCAAGCGCAACGGCTGGCGCGATCAAGCCATCCTGGTGGTGAGCGCTGACGACCAGCGCCTCACGTGGCCTGAACGCGAGTTCATCCGCCAGATCGGTGAGAAGCTTTACGGGAAACAAAACGCAAAGGAAGCATGCCATGCCTGCTGGCAACTGGACGCCGTCGCTAATTGAGGAGCGTTTCATAGAAGCGGCCGATGTGATGAAGAGGCTGCCGGAGGTACGGGCGCAGAGCTATTATTCGCTGTGGCCAAGGGTCTTTCACGAGTTTGCCGATCTGATTGAGCAGGAGCCGCCACGTTTGCGGCGTCCGCCGCCTGCTCCTGATGCGATCAGCCGGATGGAAGAAACGTTGAGTTGGCTTGTTTGGCTTGAGCCGATGGATCGTAAGATCGTGTGGCGAAGAGCGAATGGAGAACGCTGGAAGGCGGTTTGTGGGCTCGTCGGCCTGACGCGGTCAGCAGCGCATCAGCATTGGATGTTTGCGCTGTGCGTGATCGCGCTACGGCTTAATGGACGAAGAGTCCCGAGTAAACGTTCGCGTCAGTTCGTAATCGAGCGTGCGCGAGCGGCGATGAACTGAGAAACAAATAGAAAAGTGTCTCGTGGACACTTTTTTGCTTGGCCGATTCGCATTCGATTGCTAGCTTTGAGGGCAAGATAGCGGCAGGCGCGGAACAAACGAAGTCGCGGGTCCTCCCTCGCAAAAAATCGTATGCGGGCGGGCACGGCGCGGAATTTCGCCACCGCCAGCCGCAATATCTGAGTTACCAGTTACCAGCCGGTCCGTAGCCGCCGATCGCTCAAACTACGCGGCAACGGCGTTTCGTTCGAAGCCCTCCCAAAAGATCAGGTGGTAACCCGCCAGGTTACCAAGCTCGCGGTTAACACCAGCCAATCATGAACTCGTACGTCGCCGACCAGGTCGAGCGCTGGCCGCTCGATCGTCTGATCCCGCACGCCCGCAATGCGCGGACGCATTCCGAGGATCAGGTGGCGGAAATCGCCGCCTCAATCGCAGAGTTCGGGTTCGTCAACCCGGTCCTGATCGGCGACGATGGCGTCATGGTTGCTGGACATGGCAGAGTGCTTGCCGCGCGCAAGCTCGGCCTGACGGCAGTACCGGTGATCGTGCTGGCGCACCTCACGCCGACCCAGCGGCGCGCCTTGATGATCGCCGACAACCGCATCGGCGAAAATTCCTCCTGGGACGAAGAGATGCTCGCGGCTGAACTCGCGGCCCTTCGCAACGAGGACGTCGATCTCGGGCTTCTGGGTTTCGACGAGAGTGAGATCGACCGACTGCTTGCCAGCGAGGAGGCCGGCCCTGACCAGGCAGACGATGCGCCTGCTCCACCGGCAGAACCTGTATCGCGCCCGGGAGATCTTTGGATTTGCGGTGAGCACCGCGTCCTCTGCGGCGACGCCACCGTGTTGTCGGATGTCGAAGCGGTTCTCGGCGGCGAGCTTGCGGACTTGTGCTTCACCGATCCGCCGTACAACGTGAACTACGCGAATGGCTCGAACAAGAAAGGTCCGGGCAAGAAGCGACCGATCCTCAATGATGCCCTCGGGGCCGAATTCGGCGAGCTGCTATACGACGCCTGCGTGAACATACTCACGGTGACAAAGGGGGCGGTCTACGTCTGCATGGCGTGCGCCGAGCTCGATACGCTGCAAAAGGCATTTCGTGGGGCGGGGGGCCACTGGTCGACATTCGTCATCTGGGCGAAGAACACGTTCACGCTCGGCCGTTCCGACTACCAGCGTCAATACGAGCCAATCCTGTATGGCTGGAAGCAAGGCGCCGATCATTACTGGTGTGGCGCGCGCGATCAGGGCGACGTCTGGTACATCGACAAGCCAGTGAAGAATGATCTTCACCCGACCATGAAGCCAGTGGAGCTGGTCGAGCGCGCGATCCGCAACTCCTCAAAGAGTCGCGACATCGTGCTCGACCCGTTCGGCGGCTCGGGGACGACGCTGATTGCGGCTGAGCGCACCGGTCGGCGCGCGCGGCTTATTGAACTCGATCCCAAATACGTCGACGTGATCGTCGAGCGATGGCAAAGCGCGACCGGCGGCAGCGCGCATCACGCCACCACCGGTCAAGCCTTTTCGATGAAGTCGGTTTAAAGCTCATGCGGTAGACCCTTTGCCTCGTTATGGGATTGTCAATCCGCGCTTATGCCAAGGCACGTGGGGTCAGCCACGTGGCGGTGCTCAAGGCCGCAAAGGCGGGGCGCATTCCGCTTGAGCCGGACGGCACGATCGATCCCGTCAAAGCCGATGCCGCCTGGCAGCGCTCGACAGACCCCGGCCGCCGAAAGGTGCCGAAAGCCTCTACCGAGAACCTTCGCCCCGTCGGCGAGGTGGCGGTTGGTTCCGTACGCGAGACGTTGAAAGAGCAGGGACTTCCTGCCGGCGGCAATGTCACCTTCGTCCAGGCCCGCACCGCCCACGAGATCGCCAAGGCGCATCTGGCGCGATTGCGCTTGCAACGCATGAAGGGCGAGCTCGTGGATCGTGCTCGCGCGACCGCGCTGGTGTTCCGCTTGGCACGCGAGGAAAGGGATTCGTGGCTCAATTGGCCGGCGCGCGTGGCGGCCGTGATTGGAGCCGACCTCGGCGTTGAGGCGCACGCGGTCCAGAAACTGATCGAAACACATGTCCGCAGTCACCTTTCAGAGCTTGCTGAGATTCGAGCCGAATTCAGGTGACCCGTTCGGGTTCGACGGCGCGGAGGAGCTCGCGCAAGTTTGGCGCGACGGTCTGCTGCCTGACCCGGCGTTGACAGTTTCCGAATGGGCGGACCGACACAGGGTACTGAGCCCCCGGGCTTCCGCTGAGCCCGGCCGCTATCGCACCGATCGCACGCCCTACATCCGGGCGATCGTCGACGCGCTGTCGCCGACCCATTCGGCGCGTCGTATCGTGGTGATGAAGTCGGCGCAGGTCGGTTTCACGGAGGGCGGAAACAACTGGATCGGGTACGTCATCCATCGTGCGCCTGGGCCGATGCTCGCGGTGCAGCCGACCGTCGAGCTTGCCAAACGCCTCTCGCGCCAGCGCATCGATCCGCTGATTGCCGAAAGTCCGAGCCTCCGCGAGCGGGTCAAGCCCGCGCGCTCGCGCGATGCCGGCAACACGGTGCTGTCCAAGGAGTTTCCGGCGGGACTGCTGGTCATCACGGGAGCGAACAGCGCGGTCGGCCTGCGCTCGATGCCGGCGCGCTACCTGTTTCTCGACGAGGTCGACGCGTATCCGCCCTCGGCCGATGAGGAAGGCGATCCGGTCGCGCTCGCCGAAGCGCGTACGCGCACGTTCTCATGGCGCTCCAAGGTCCTGCTCGGGTCGACGCCAACCATTCACGGGCTGTCGCGGATCGAGCGCGAGTACGAGGCCTCTGATCAGCGGCGCTACTTCGTGCCGTGCCCGCATTGCCGGCAGATGCAGTGGCTCAAGTTCGAACGGTTGCTTTGGGAGAAAGGGAAGCCCGAGGGTGCGCATTATTCCTGCGAGTCCTGCGACGGGTACATCGAAGAGCACCAGAAGACCGCCATGCTCGCTGGCGGTGAGTGGCGACCGACTGTGGAATCGCAAGATCCCGGCACTATAGGATTTCATATTTCGGCAATCTATTCGCCGGTCGGGTGGCTCTCCTGGGAAAGCATTGCCCGCCTTTGTGAAGCCGCGACTACCGACGAAGCCAAGCGCAGCTTCAAGAACAGTGTGCTCGGCGAGACCTGGATCGAGACCGGCGAGGCGCCCGACTGGCAGCGCCTCTATGAGCGTCGAGAGGCGTGGCAGATCGGCATGGTGCCAAGTGGCGGTCTGTTCCTGACCGCCGGCGCCGACGTCCAGAAGGACCGGATAGAGGTAGACGTTTGGGCGTGGGGCAGGGGACTCGAAAGCTGGCTTGTCGATCACATCGTGGTCGACGGCGGACCCGAACGGGCGGAAACCTGGGAAGAACTCGCCCTTCTGCTCGATCGCACCTGGGCGCATGCACATGGTAGTCGCATCGGCATCGCGAAGCTCGCGATCGACTCGGGCTATGAGGCGCCCGCGGTCTACGCCTGGGCACGCCGCGTTGGCCACGCTCAGGTGGCGCCCATCAAGGGTGTCGAAGGCTTCAATCGCGCGGCGCCAGTCGCGGGCCCGACCTATGTCGACGTCACCGAAGGCGGCAGGAAGTTGCGCCGTGGCGCGCGGCTGTGGACGGTCGCGGTCGCGACCTTCAAGAGCGAGACCTATCGGTTCCTGCGCCTGCCGACGCCGACAGACGAGGAGATCGCTGCAGGCTGGGGACTCCCGGCGGGCTACGTTCATCTGCCGCGCGGCATCGACGCCGAATGGGTGAAGCAGCTCGTCGCCGAGCAGCTGGTGACGATCAAAACCAAGCGCGGCTTCAATCGGCTCGAATGGCAGAAGCTGCGCGAGCGTAACGAAGCACTCGACTGCCGTGTCTACGCCCGCGCCGCCGCCTGGCTCGTCGGCGCCGATCGCTGGAGCGAGGCGATGTGGCACGACCTCGAAGAACAGATCGGTGACTCGGCAGACGACGATTGCGAGGCGGAGCCAAACGTCGCGGCCGACAGTGTTGCCGGCCTCGTGCGCCGCGCGCCCGTCCGCCGCGCCCGACGCGTGTTTCGATCGAGCTACATAAGCTAATCACAATCCTGCGGACCAGAGGAAAAGAGGGGTACTCTTCACATCCGCAATTGCTGACTCACAAAAAAGCGGACAAGAATTTGAGGCGAGGTTTTGGCGACCAAAATGTAGCGATTCTGCCGACTTTCGACATCAATGTAAAAATAAAGCAGCACCCGATGCCGCCGAGTTCGTTACGGCTCGGCGCGTCCAAACAAGAACCACTTCGTGAACGGGCTAGTTACTTCTTGTAGCCCACATAGTAGACGCCGATTTGAGCGCCTGAACTGTCCTTTATCGGCTCGTAGCCCGTTACGTACGGTGTTCCCAGAATAGGTACCTCGCCGTAATACGCTTTGCCTGCTTTGATCGACTCGAGCGCCGGTCCCGCCAGAACGGTACCTACCGCTCGGCCGCTGCCGTCGGGCTTTGGTACACTCGTGGAGACGCGGATATATTCGTCCCCGCCCTTCGCGAAGAGAGTGGCTGTCATTCCCTTACCGTCTTCTTTCCCAACCGCATCAACGACATCAAAATTGTTATTGATCTTGCTTGTGCCGAAATACAGAGCAGGAGCCTCTTTACCGCCGACGGCTTCATTACCTTCAAGCCTCGGCGCTCCCAATTTCGCAGTCATAGCCTTCAAGGTCTCCATGGATTTTGTGATCCTCGGGTCCGCCTGAGCGTGCCCGATGCTCGGAGCAGCAACGGACGCTGTTATGAAGCATCCAACGGCAAGAATGCCGACGAACAGGTTCTTCCGATTCATTTGTGATCTCCCGGTACAAGGCGACGGGACAACGCCCAATCGCTGACTGAACCAAAAATCGTAATTCGAGGATGTTGCCTGCCGACAGCATAATCGCTGCCTGTGTCGCCCCACTGGGAATTCGGCGTTTCCCATCGGCAGCTCTAATCAAGAATATACCAGCTCAGCGGTCACCAAAAGACTTTCAACAGACGCCCTTCAGTTGTACCCCGATGACCTCCGACGTATGCCGACATTGCGAGCCTTTCGAGCCAAGCTAGTAACCTTAGCAGCTTAGACTTGACGGTCCTTTACACCAATGATCCTCGAAGAACTGTCAGCGCAACGCGACCTGCTGCTCGCGACCAGGTCTCGCGGACTTCGTACAGTCGAGATGGACGGCCGGCGGGTCACCTACGCGACCGACGCCGAGATGGCAGCGGCAATCACGGATCTGGAACGGCGGATTGCGCTCGCCGGCAGCGACGGACGGCGCCGGCGCATCCTTACATCCGCCTCGAAGGGCCTGTAAAAGCCGTGCTCGGGTCGCTGCAGCGATTACGACGTCGGGCCGGCGCTTTCATTGGGGGCTTTGATGCGGGGCTGTCGAACCGCAGGCTCAAAGGATTTCAGCCGAGCCGCGCGCATCTCAACACCCTGATTGCCGTCGCCGGTCCCGACATCACCGCGCGGGCGCGCTGGCTCGTGCGCAACAACGGCTATGCGGCGAACG